AATAACTGTGTGCCGTTATCAGCCATTGACACGCGACCAGAGCCAGATATTTCACCTAAGTTAGATAACGTGTTGTCAGCACTAAGCCGATATATGGCATTGCCATTAACAAAATAAGCTATACCAGCCATTGTGTGACTGCCTCTATTTTGCTGCAATATCACACCACTTGTTGCTAACTGTGTAGAGCCAGCAGTGCCAAACAGTGTTTCTGTAGACAAAGCGGGTGCAGCCGTTATTTTGTTAGGGTAAAAATTAGTACATTCTTGTGCTGATATAGGCAAAGAATCTGACATATAAAAACCATTGGCAATAGGTAATATTGCTGTAGGCATTAGTTAATACTCACAACAGCGCTTGCCGCTAACAAGTTAACAGTAGAATCTAAGTTGGATATAAATATTTCTACGTAATTTGTTGCAGCTAGTTCTTGCGCCCAAACAACAGTAATAGATGCAGGTGCATTAGCAGCCGCACTGCCTATAGCAACAGAATTAGCAATTAGAGATCCATTAATTGCCACCTGTGCAGAGATATCTACTGAGCTACCACTTACAGGCTCTACCGATATTTTAGCCGTTACAGAGGCATTTAAGTTTTTAGCCCCGTTATACGTTATTCTCCCAGCCGTTGTTCCTGTCATTTGACTAGTTGATCCAACAACAAATGTACCCGCTACAAGAACAGGTGTACCCGCTGATGCAATAGCGGTATTAGTTGAATTTCCTTGCATTGACACTAAACCAGAAGTTCTAGTATCAGCAATAGTATTTGCCCCTGCAAAATTCCATCTAGTGTCTGTAGGAGCAATAGTTGTTAAAGGTGCAGCAGCCCCAGCGCCTTGTAAGAAAGGAGCAATAACCAAACCTAATTGACCAGCAATAAGATTAGCAGAGCTTGCAGCGCCCGTTAACAGCTTTGCACCAGAAGCCAATGTTGATGATATTTCGTTGCTTACAAAAGACTTAAAGGTTGCCGTTGCTAAACTATAAATAGTTCCTGCTGACAAGTTAATGGTTGATTGTGAATGAGTAAAACGACTAAATGCACCACTAAATTCCATGCCCGTAGTAGCGGTAATTAAACTGTTTACATTATTTAAAGTGTAGTCACTAGCAGTAGATACAAATATGCCTACTTTTTTGCAAGTAGTAATAGTAATGTTTCTTAGGCCGATTGTTTTAGCAGATGTATCTGTAACCTTAAACGCTCTACCGTTAGCACAAGTTAAGGCGATATCTTTAACAACAAAGTTTTTATCCCCTGAAGTTATCATGTCACCAGTGCCAGTGTAGGTAATTGCAACTAAAGTATTATCGAGGCCAGCTAACACCGTACCTTCTGACATGGCTAGTCTATTTGCACCAATGCTAATGCTTTGTAGTATTAGATATTCTGTATTTGCTACTAAAGTAATGACATTAGCTACTGCGCTTGGCAAGTCTCCAACAACACTAATTAATATTTGTTTACTAGGCTTTGCCACGCCAGAAGCAGCAATTGTTATGTTGTTTGATGCTGCTGTAACACTAATGCCACTGCCCGCTACAATAGAAGCTATAGCAGGTGATGTTGCTGTAGGATTGACTAAAACAGGTGAGCCAGTTGTGTCTTGAGTAAAGTTATGCTTGAGCGTAATGCCGTCTTCTGCTGATATGCTGGCACTGATACCCGCGCCTGGCTCTAAGTTTCTAATGTTATTAACGCTGCCTTGCGTATTTAATACTGGTACACCATCTGAGGCACCATCTTGTACTAACGAGCCTGTAACGCCTAGTCCGGATACAAAATTTGCATAAGGTATTTTATAGTTAACACCGTTAACAAAGTAATCCATACTGGCATTAGTTAAAACTGTTGTTTGTGCAGGAAATAGACTTTTTTTCCGCCCGTTTGCTCTATTAGACATTTATGCCACCTATGTTGTTTTGTTCGTGTTTTGTTCTAAACCAATTGCGCCTGTGGTTTCTGCTAGTATTGATGCTTCTTTGTCAGGGTAAAAATGACCTGTTAATCCTTCATCATCACTTTCGTTCCCAGAACCTATAGACAAAGTTGATGGCATAAAAGATGTAGGTATGCGTTGGCCTATTTTTCTCATTACCTTTAAGCCTTCAGTAGCAGCGGCTATTAAACCAGGGCTGATAGTGCCGTTGTAATCAGGAGATACTTCTATAGCCATATTAGCTATCAAGCCTCGTAAAGCTCCTGTTGGAATAGTTACTTCATCACCTAAATTAGCAACTTCTGTATAGCCTAATGTCACTCCGTCAGCATCTAACGACAACATGTAATTGTTCATAGCAAAGATAAAATCTTGATACTCTGATGGTTCAAGTGCGGCTTCACTTGCTTGCACCAAAATACGTTGCAATGATGCTGTTGCGACTTGCGATACTGTAGCCATTATTTATGCTTCCTTTACCATTGTGATCTGGCCTTCTTTTTTGATGCGTTACTAAGCTCACCATAATGAAGTAAAGGCTTAGAAGTTTTTCCCATCTTAACGCCACTCATCACAGTTCCATCAGCGTGTTTATGTGTTTTACCAGAAAACAACTTACCGCCTTTGTCGTAATGATTTACATTTTTCATTATTGATATTTCCAACCGATTGATAAAGCATGTTCAACGCTATCAATGCTTACTTTTATGTCTGCACCGCTTGGCTTAGTCATTAAATACAAACCATTAATATCCTGTAGGTCTTTTTTTTTTGCTTTTGCTTTGGGTTTAGTTTTTGCTTTCATAGTGTCCATGATATTTTTCCTTATAGTAAAAAAAGGGGCAGCCGAAGCCACCCCAATCTATTTATCGTCCGAAGCCTTGACCAGCAAAGAACGGGTTCATCACACCATAAGCAGGACGGAAATCAATACGCACCTTTTGCTCATTAGCTAAGAATGAAGCACCGCGACTAATACGCATTTGCAAACCATCTTCTGTAGTTGCAATAGTATCAGTGCTGTAAAGTTTCTTCATAGGTACTGAACCTACTGAGAACGCTTGCTTGTTCCAGAACATATTAGGCTGGATAACTTTAGAAGCTGCCCCACCTAGTGTTACAACATCACCAATCGCCAATGCAGAATCAACAGTGTTATATGCACCTGTTGCTTCAAAGATAGCAGGGCCGGTAATTACTAAAGTACCAACACCAGAACCGTTTAGCGTGGCTGCTTGTGTTACTGTTCCTGAGAACAAAATAGTAGCACCTGTTTCATCAAGAATAACCTTACGTGTTGAAAGGTTTAAACGGTTACGACCTGTAACAGTTAGAGTTTCACCAGCAGCAACAAGTAAGTTTGCTTGGAAACCAGTGACTTGAATTGATTGCGTCATTGTGTCTCTAGCAGCAGAGTACGTTGGTGTTGGAGCGTTACTAACAATTGCGCCTACACGATCAGCACCAGCACCAGTTGTGTAAGTTGACAATGTTGTAGCCGACATAACTTTCATACCAGCAAAGTTTTCAGCAATAGTAGCTCTTGAGTTTGCAGAAGCTACTTCAGGATTAACACCTAAAGAACGCTGCTCAGAAGCTAATGCACGTTGTGTGTACGGATTAACCGCATAGCACCAGCCGCCATCTTGAGGAATACCAGTAGAGGCAAGTAAACTACCTGCTTCTGCTATATGATCCCATTTAGAAACACCTGTACCAACAACACCAGCAACAAGGCCAGTATTTTTCATCATAAAGTCAGCAAAGTCTAATTCAAAATCAGTTTTTAAACGTGTTGCCATAGGTGCAAGCAATTGGTCTAACTGATCCATTTTTAACGCTTCGTCAGCTTCATCGTAATCAACAAAAGAAGTAAAGTACGGTTGTACAGTACCCGTTGCCTTACCAGTGATAATAGGATCAACAGTTTTGCCTGATACATCACCAGTTGCAGTACGTACTGAAACATAGTCAGTAGGACGTTTAAAGTCTACTTTATCACCAGTTGAAGGGTTAAATTTACCTGACAACAATTGAGTGTTTACGTTTTTAGACAATACACGCTCACTGTCGAATTTTTCTAAGAATACGCGAGCCAATTGCCGCGTAAAGTTACTACTAAAATTATTAGCCATGAGTGACTTTTCCTTTATTTATGTATAAGTAGCCCCAGAAGGGCCTCTATTTTTAGGTGCTACGCCAGAACCTTTCTGTGTTTCTACAGGGTCAGGTGTTGACGTTGTTTTCTTTGCTAATCCAGAGGCTTTATTTTTAATATCACTCCACACATTACCTAATGAGATAGGGTTTGCAGTGTTAATAGCATCCAAAGCTTGTGGGTTTTGAGCAAGGTACAATGTTATTAATGGGCCTTGTTCTTCTGCCAATAACTCCATAGCTACATCTTGACGAATACCGTAATTAGCAACAATATTTGCTGCTTCACCTAATTGTGTCTGGTCTACGCCTAGTTTTATTGAGTTTTCTTTGTACTGATTGCCTCTTTCATTTACTTGATTTATCTGCGCTTGATTTTGCTTTTGTCTTTGATATTCCGCTTGTTCTGCTTGTATCTTTATCCCAGCATCATATTGCGCTTTGTCTTGTATAGATTTGTCCCTGGCATCCATTTGTTCAGCATAATCATCATCATACTGATCGGGTACAGGTAAAATCATCGGTTCTTGTAGAATCGCTTCTTTTTCTTTTATAGCCGCCAATTCTTGTCTTAAAGACTCGGCTTCTCTTTTATGCTCACGACTTTCAAAGGCTTTTTGTGCAATTACTTTGTTGTAGTCAACCTTTGGCTCTACAGTCTCCGTAGTATCTTCTGGTGCAGTATCCAGTTCTTCTTCAAGTTCGGCTTCTTGTTCTTCAACAACTTCTTCTACCAACTCTTCATCTGCTTGTACTTCTTGTTCACTCATGGTTTTGATCCCCTCGGATTTTTAGTAGCGCGATACTGTCGCGTACAGTTAATGACTATCTGTCAAAATCTTGGTCTTCGTTACCAACAATTAATACTTCTACTTCCTTGCTGTCTGTTTTTTCTTGAAACTCTGCAACGTCTAATGCGTAATCTCTTTGGTCTTTTGTAACAAGTCTTTCTAGTTCTTGGGCTTTGAGATTAAATTCAGCCTCTTTCGTCATAGTTTCAAGCTGCAACCTTTCTTGATCTTGTTGCAACTTAAATTGTGCTTGTTGCAATTCCAGTTGTTGCTGTTGCATTTTCATCTGGTTTTGCTGTTCACGGATCATTGCGTCCAGCTTGGCTTTTTCAGCTTCTATTGAGTTCTTATTATTAGCTGCTTGCGCTTTTTGCATTTCAGCTTGAGCCGCTACCATCATGGCATCAGGTTGCTGGCCTGCTGATTGTGCTTGTTGAGCCATCATTTGTTGTTCTTCTTCTGTCTGCTGGTCTGCTGGTATGAGCCCACCCGCTAACAACTGCTGACGTTTACGCGCTGATAATGTATCCATACCAGGTGCATCTACGTTTTTAAGCATTACATCACCAGACATCTGTATTAATGACGGGTCTATCTGTGCCATTTCTAGCAATGCCGCATTACTTTCTTGTTGCCTATTTTGGAAGCTAGCACCACTCGAACACACCACATCATAAGAGCCAATGCTTAAATCATTTAGCGTTATGGGTTGCCCTGTTTGCTGGTCTATAATTGTCTGGTTTAATGTTTCACTCTCTTGGCTACCATCTTCGTTTAATAAATACACTTCTCTTTGTGTGTCATAAACGCTCGGGATAGCATCCACTAATATCTTTGCTGTTCTTGCTATGGCTATTTCTTGAGCTTTAAAGTATTTAATTGTGCCAATATCGCCTTTATTCTGTAACTGCTTAATAGCTACACCAGATTGCAA